CAAATGATGTTAATGGTATTGTTGAAGCAACATTCTCTTTTGAGGGAACTGGGGCATTAACAATCGCTTAATCATTCTGGGGGTGTAAAAACCCCCTTTTCTTATTATGGATAAATTATTAAAAGCATTGGAGAGAGAAGCAACAGAATTGCGTTCAGCTGAATTTGTTGTTAGTGGGGAAATACAAAAAGTCTATTATCGAATTATGTCCGGAGATGACCATGCAAGAGCATTAGAGTTATCTAAAAAGACAAAAACAGTAAAAGAAACAGATGGCTCAACTACTGATTTAACTTACTATGATGATGATTTATTAAGATGTTATATCATCTATTTTCAATTATTAAATGAGAATGGAGAGCGTGTTTTTACTAATTTAACTGATGTTGATTGGATTAAAAAAAACATAACCTATGAAACATCTAGCTATTTGGCTAGTGTTATGGGTTTAAAGTCTGTATCAGATATAATAACTGAACAGCAAGAATTATTAAAAAAGACGAATGGCTCAATGCAAAATGCTTCTTAGCATTTGAACTTGGTAAGACCATTACAGAAATAAACGATTTACCAATGAATGAGATTGGTTTATTATTAGCATATAAAATTCAGCACAAAAAGGAATTAGAGAATGCCAACTGAAAAATTAGAAATTGACATTATTGCTAAAGGTAGGCCAGCCGAAAAAGCAATAGGTAATGTAGAAAAGAAAACAGATGATTTAGGCAGAACTACTAAAAAAGTTGGTAATGAGTCTGATTCAATGTTATCTAGGCTTAGAGCCGGTTGGGTTGCAATTGGTGCTACTATAGCTTTAGCTACTAATGAAGCAGTCCAATTTGAAAGAGCTTCTGTTGGTCTATCAAGAGAAATGCGTCAATTTGCTAAAGAAACCGCACTATCTTCTCAAGCTACTGCAGAACAAGTTGCAGGATTTCTAAAATCAGCACAAACTGCTGGTCTTGCTGATGAACAAATGAAACAACTAGCTAAAGATGCTATTGCTCTTGGTTATGCCTTTCCACATGAAGATGCAGAAACATTACATGACAACTTAGTCATGCTTAACACTACTGGTGAGGCTCAAGGCTTTGTAGTTGATATACTTGAACAAAAATATGCTCAAATGGGCAAACAGTTTGATGACATTGATTTAAAAGCTATTTCATTAGAAGAAAAATTAAGACTTGTTAGTGAAGTTGTTAAAGAATCACAAGAAGCTATGGACGCATCTGTATTAGCTGAATATGACAGAATGTTAGGTCAAATAGATTCAACAACTACTCAACTTGGTCAGACATTAATTCAAATAGGTTCTGAATCCGGTGCATTTGGTTTATTTAGTAATATCCTAAAAGGTGCTGATTTGTTACTTTCAAGAGTTAGTCTTGGAATATTAAAGTTAAAAGATTTATTTGCAGATACAGATGAATCAAGAATAGCATTTTTAGAACAAGCAATTACAGTATTAGAAAAAGATTCTAAATTAGCTAACTTTGGTGTATTTGGCGACAACAAACAAAAGATAGAGGAATATACAAGAGAACTTAATAAATTAAAAGGCGTTCAAGATAGTGTTAATGGTTCAATTAGTAAATCTAGTGAAGAACTAGAGGCTAATATGACTATCTGGGAAAAATTAAGACAATCTGCTGAAGAATTTTATTATGGCACAGAAGTTGGTTTTGAAAAATATATTAAACAAGTCGAAGATGCTAAAAGAAGAAATGAAGATTTAGGCAATGTTGGATTTAAAGTAGCTAGAGGTATAGAAGATGCTTTTGTCAATATGGCAATGGGAACTAAAACAACTTTTAAGGATTTGGCTAATTCAATTATTGCTGATTTAATTAGAATACAAATTAGGCAATCAGTTATTGTTCCATTATTAAGAAGTTTTGGTGGACTTGGTTTTCATACTGGAACAGCAGAAGTAAAACATACTGGTGGATTAATTGGTCTGCCAAGTTATCATTCTGGAATGAGGTCAGATGAAAGACTGGCTAAATTACAAGTTGGAGAAGCTGTAGTCAATAGAGCTGGTGCATCAAGAAACAGAAATGCTATAGATGCAATGAACGCTGGGTATCAAGTTGGCGGTGGAACTGGCAATGTAACAACTGCTGAAATCAACTTTAATGTCCAAGCTATTGACGCTGTATCTTTTAATAATTATTTAGTTGGTAATAAACAAACTATCGAAAATATTATCAATAATTCTTTACAAACAAACGGAACTGTCAGAAGAACAATTAAGCAGGTAGTATGAATAATCTTACAAGCGTATTACTATCGCATAATTATCATCATGACATTCAAGAATGGTCTAAACAAGGTTCTGCATATCCATTTGACTCTGGTGTAGAACAACGAATAGTCAATTATTCAATACCATCATTTGAACTAACTATTTCATATAGAGGTTTAAATTACCAAAATTATAAAAATATTAGAGATGCTTATGAGGCTAATAACTCTAATACATTTATTGTTGATTTAAATGATGAGATAGATACTAATTACTATATCGAAGCTGGAACTGGCTATATAGAAAACCAAGATGACTATATTGACCAAGAAATATCTGTTATTGATTTAAGACCCAATACAATGACATTAAATTCAGCTGTTTGGGCATTTAAAGATTTTCAGTTTAAAGTAGAAGCTAAAACATTTTTATATACTGGAAAGATAACTTTAATCACTTCTGTATTTTTTAACTTTGATGAATATCAAGATTTATTTACACAATCATCTACTTATACTCAATCTCCCTCAACAGACTTATCATTTATTAATGTTTTAACTGATGCAAGACCATACGCTGTTGACTTAAAATATGTCAATAACGCTATATTTTCTAACATTGGACAATCAGTTAGACACGCAAGAAATAAGGGCGGATTGAAAAGATATTGGACTATGTATTGGCTAACAACAGAGTCTAATTTTTTAAAGCTATTAACTTTTTATAGAAAGAACGCTGGAATCATGGGTGAGTTTGGTGTTCCAGACTACGGAACTGATACTGGATTATCTGCTGAATATATTGTTAATGGTGATGACTACATTCAAAATTCAGATGATTATGTAATATTTTCATCAGCAGACGCACTATCAAATGCAAGATTCCAAAATGATTCATTACAATATCAAAAGCGTGTAGATGGATTATATCAATTTCAAGCTGATTTTATCGAGGTCAAACTATGAGTAAAACAATAACAAGCAATGCTAGAGAAGATAGACAATTAGCTTTATTGCATTTATTTGAGTTTGATATGTATAACTTCGATAATACATTTAAAGAAACTCTATACTTCACAGACCACGATATATTTGTTCAATATGATGGAAACGAATACACACCTCTAGCCATTACATTTGACAGACTGGTTGAAGATTTTTCTATGTCTGCTGATTCAATTAATGTAACGATTGATAATGTAAACTCAGCACTATCAAATACAGCAATATCTACAGAGTGGAGAAACAATAGAGCATTGATACAAAGAGTAGCTTATACACCGCCAAGTGAAACTATTGGAGATAAAACATACGATTATGGCTATGGAGATAACTTAGGCTCAAACACATATCCATTATTAGATTTAAGTGGAATAACAAAAGATGTTTGGACTTTGTTTGCTGGAATCATTGACACTTTTAGTGCAAGTGAATCAACATTAAGAGGAACAATCACAACTGAATTTAATAACTGGTCAAAACCTTACCCGACAAGAACTTATAGCCAGAATGAATTTACAACAATCGTTGGTGCTATGACCGATATAATTTATTGGGGCAGACAAGAAGTTGCATAATGAAAAATTGTTTTACAGAAGTTATTAATTATCTAAATCTATATTACGATTTACCAAATGGTTGGAAAGACTATAAATTAGATGTTAATAATATGGATTTGTATGTAGAACAAGAAAAGAAGTTTTTAGCTCGTAAAGAACATATAGGATTTTTTAAAAGTTTTTGCAAACCAGTTAAAAATGCTGAAAAAAACGATATAGTGCTAACTAGAACATCAGTTGGTTGTGCAATTAATAAATTTGCTTATTGGGTTTATAACGAAGATTTAAAACATATAGAGCACAAGTTATTAGATAAAGAATGTTTAGTATTGAGGATTAATAATGGGTAGTGCAGTTAAAAAAGTAGTAGCTGTAGCCGCAGTTATATTTGCACCACAAATTGCTGGATTTGTTCTAGGTGCTGGTGCAACAGCAACTGCTTTAGCATTAACGACAGCCGCAATCACTTTAGCAGGTGCTTCTTTAGCTGGTTCTGCATTAGCACCAGATATACCAGACTTAGGTGATTTATCTGGCTCAGACCAATATGCTGGACAAAAACTAACTGCTACAAGAAACAATACTGGAACTGTCCCAATCGTTTATGGATTTCATAGATTAGCTGGAAATGTTATTTATCAAGATGCTAATAATGAATATACATCAGATGATACAGCTAAAGGATATAACCGAGATTATTGGGCAATTATTACTTTTGCTGGACATGAAATAAATGACATCACAGACATTTATGCAGACCAACAAGTATTAACAGATTTAGGTTCTAATAAGTTTACAAATACTTATCACCACATCAAATGGTATAACGCATCATCTACAGCAACAAATATACAAAGCGTAGATTTTGTAGTTAATGATACTGGCGATACTCAAGCTGGTTCTACTCTTGGTCTTGCTAGTGCTAATATTCCAGCTGGTGTTGCTTTTATGGCTGTTCACCAACTATTTGATGGTCAGCAAAATAAAAACACTCAATTAGCAACAATGGCTGTTGAATTAGAAGGTAAGAAAATTAGAACAATTACTGATGCTTCTACTATATCTACAACAACATCATATTC